GCAGAGAGTGTAGAAGTCCCGTTCGTGTGCGGTTTCTTTATCACGGGATGAACCAACTTCCATCACTGAGGTTACAGGAGGAAGAATACTACCATTACGGAGTAGTTCAGGTGCCTTGACACTGTGAATCTTGGAACCAAACACCTCAGCATTATTGTTGCCTGGTTTGGATGCAACTTGACTGAACTTAGGAGTTGCAGTGAGAGAATAGAAGTTCTTTGCAGTTTGACTCAGGGTTTTTACAGAATCAAAGAACCTTTTGTTTACTGAGTTGTGTGCTTCATCCAAGTAAACAACATCAATATCTAGTTCTGCTTTTACAATCTTGTCCAGAGAATGATAAGTGGTAAAGATAAGTTTATTACCCTCTGTTTTCTCATGCCAATAAGCAAGTTCTAGAAAGTCAGTGATACGAGTGTGCTTTGTTTCACCACTGTGAATGTGAAGAATATGTACATTGTCAATAAACTTTTCAAACTCTTCGCTGAGTTGCTGACATAGAACTAGTTTAGGAGCAACAACAAGAATGGTTTTATTAGGTTCACCTTCGGTGAACCGATGCTTTGCATCGGCAATAATCATAATAGTTTTACCCGCACTAGTAGGAGCGACTGTGAGCATCTTAGAGTGCTGACGCATCAGAGAGAAAACTTCTTTCTGGTGAGGTCTCAGATCAAACATTGGTGGTTTCCTTGTGTATGAATTCATTATAGCAGTAAAAAAGTCCACTAGGAAGTTCCCAGTGGACGGTTTCTCAAGTGGTTCAGAGTCCTTAAAAATACAATTGTTTCTCAAACCTAACAAAGGTATTATACAGGTATTCTTAGGGTTCTGTCAAGTAATTTAGATATTCTTGATAAAGTTCTTTTTCTCTTTTATGCGTTTCTATTTCATGAGGTTGTTTGTAATACTCCAAGTCCTCCATACACTCACCTTTGTAATACCTTTTAGAGGACTTAAGTTTCAGTTCTCCAGATACAAATTGAAAAACATGATGTAATTCATGAAGAAGTGTTTTTGTGTAGTTTTCTTTATCCATATGAGTATCCATTTCTATAAGAAATTCCCTCGGATTGTAGTGTCTTCCTGAAACATCACAATATCCATAAGCATTATCTTTTTTCAAACTTCTGTGAAGTACAGTAATATCAAGTTTGTGTCTTGGAAGATACTTGGAAACAAACCAACTCACCACATCCCGACAGAGACGCTTTGAATAACCATATCCTTCTGGGTAAAGTGCAATCATTTAGAATGAGTTTAGAATGGTATAAGTCACACGAGTTCCCCATTGGAGGAATGTGATAAAGGAGACGATAAAAATCAGTTTATCAAGGGTAGAAAGGGACATAAGGTCTCTTGGGTTGCTCACCTACTATAAAGCACCTTACAGGCGATCCTGAAGGTGCTTGTGACGGTTTTTGAAGTGGTTCTATATCTCTACAGCACCAGGAAATCTTTGCCCTTCTTTGAGTGCAACTAAATGAGTATTGACCACAGCAATCTTAGTTCCCTCCCACCAGTTAGTCTCCAGTCTTAAAGAAGAAAATCTTATATCTTTGTTTCTAATGAACTGTGCCTTGGATTGCTTCGTATAATAAGGAAAACTATCCTCGTTCCAGAATGATACATGAGTTGGATCACACCAGGCACCATTACCCTCTGTAGAAGGAACCTCAATAAATGCCCAACCACCATGAGCAAGAACTCTATGTATCTCTCTCATAGTTTTGATTGGGTCTCTTAAGTGCTCAATTACATGAGAAGCATTAAGTACTCCCACACTATTATCATCTAGTGGAATACCCTCATTTAAATCACAAATAATATCCGCATCTTCTTGGTCTATAGTGGTATAACCTTCTCTTGGAAACAATCCGCCACCAATATCAATCTTCAGTAATCCCTTCAAATCAGCATCTCTTTCTGCAAGGAGTTGAGCATACTGATTATGAAGTTCTTTGGTTTTGATTTGAATTGCCTCATTTCTTTCCAGGAAACTATTATCACCAGTAATTCTATACACATAAAGAACTTCAGGAATGTGATGAAACTTTGTGTTAAGATAAGTTCTTATCATCAGTTCGTGATCATCACACATAGAAAGTTCTACATTATGTCCACCAATTTCTTCGTAAGTTGATTTTCTCCAGGCACGAACATGATCTGGTGCATACCAAATATAAGATACTGAATGACTTGAAGGATCAAAGGAGTTCATTGCAATCAACTTCTTATCATTCCAATCATAATTCTTATAAGTCCAACCAAATACAGGACTATAAGGAACAAACTTATTTTCCATGTGATAAGTTGCATTATCACTATAAACAAATCCACACTCTGGATTATTTTCAAATGCAGTCGCAAGTTCTTCTAAACAATCTGGTGTAAGAATATCATCATGATCTACCTCAACAAGAATATCCCCAGTTCCTAATGAGAATGCTTTGTTCTTTACATAACCAATGTTTGTATTTCCATCATAGTTAGTATAAATCTTTACTCTTTTATCAGTTAAGATTTCTTTTGAGAGTTGATTCTTTTTAAACTCTCCATTGAGATAAACAATCCATTCCCAGTTCTCATAAGTTTGTTGAGTAATACTGATATAAAGTTCATTAAAGTATGATTGATACTTATGTGAAGGTGTAATAATACTAAATTTCATATCAATCAAAGAAGAATAAGTGGAATAGTCTTGAGTTAGTTAGGTTGGTGCCGAAGTATTCATTTGCGGAGTGAATACATTTTGCATCAAAGAGAACCAGACGATTAAAAACATTACCTGCAGTGTCTACAAGTTCAAATTTGGACTTATCATAATAACCACCCTCAAAAACATTGGTGTTTCCGAAGTCATTTTCATTTCTTAACTTTGTATCTTTATGAGCAAACAAAGAAGTTCCACAAGAGTATGGTGCATCAGGAGTTAAATATATCATACCAGCAAGTGTTTGTCCATCGCAGTGATAAACCAGTGCATCTTCTGCTGTGCAATACTGAAATCTACCACACATTCCGTGAGTTTCAATCCAGTTTGTAATCTTTTTTCCTATAACCTTCTCAAATGCTTCCTTTGTTCCCGGAACAATATACTGCTGATTTGAACGACTGCCCTTATAGTAGTTAAGGTTGGGTTCAAACTCTTGTTGAAGAGCAAACTCTCTTACAGCATAAGGGTCTGCATAAAAGTCATCCACAATCCAAAGTCGTGGTTTAGTTGTAATATTGATTGAAAATGAGTTGATACTTGTCTCTTCACTGACCTTTGAGAGTGCATAGTTATGAAGATTTTGTGGATAATCACTACTATCACAATAAATGTTACTATCAATTAAGAAGTAGTAATCGGGAAATGGTAGTTTTCTTTCTGGATTTATGAGTTTTGTGGTTTGCTCCAGCATTTTATCATACTGTTTCAATTCATCATAAGTTTGTGCAAGATATAAAATATGCTCATTTCTTACTGGGCAATATTTTTCTGCAGTATTAAACCATTCTATTGCTTTTTCATAGTTTCCAAGATACTTATACCCAAGACCAATAGAGAATGCCGAGAAATAAGACATCTCGTGAATACCTTGCGCATTCATGTGGTTTAGATACTCTTCAAAGTAAAAAATAAATCTTCTTGCAAACTCTTTTGAATGGGATTTTCCTAATGGGTAGAAATTTCCACCATAACAATCTTGATAAGATTTTGCAATATACCAGAAGTGATAAGTATCCGTGAGCATTGTTTCTTCACGAATTAGTCTTTCTTCAAGTTTAAGTGCATCAGTAATGTACTTGGTTCTTACGGTATAACTTTCGCCATCATTAGTTCCAATCATTCTTAAACCTCTTGGAAGATTTAATCTCTCAAAGTTCTCTCCTTTCTCATTATCCAAATAAATGATTTCGTGTGCCGGGTCGTGTTGAAACTTCCAGGGTAGTTTTGCATTCCAAATCCATGCACGATAGTAGATACAACCAGGATTTTGTGCAGTAACATGAAAACTTTCAGTATTAGTATTGTAAAATGGAGACCAATCAAAGTCATCATCAACTTCTAAATATTCATCACAATCCATCTTCATAATCCAATCACATCCGTGATCAGTTTTTATACAAGTTTGAAGAAGATGATCACGATTCCAACCAAATCCAACCCAACCTTCCTCAATATTATAAATGAAACCAGGAATATTCTTGTCCGCAAAGAACTCTTTTACAATATCTGGTGTTCCATCAGTAGAACCATTATCTTGAAATACATAAAAATCAATGTGCTTATAAACACTCTCAAGCATTCTACGAATAACCTTTGATTCGTTCTTAAACATAGAAATCATTACGATTTTTGGTTTTTTATGAGTCACATCAATCTTATTTGTTGGTTTTTTTACTTTCTTTTTGATTGCAAAAATAATATCGTCGTATCTATTTTTTTTATCTCTCAAATCAAAAACTAAAGGTTCATAATCAAAAAATTTAGATTCTGGTATATTTTCTATAAAAACTTTTATGCTATCAAAATTTTGAATGTCCTCAATCACGAGTACACCTTCATCCTTCAATAAATCCAAGTAAAGGTCAATACATTTTAATTGACTTTCTTCAGTATGAGGACCATCATCAATAATAATATCAAATCCTCTTGGATAAATGAATCTTATATGATCAATAGTTTCTTTACAATAAGCATCTCTAAATTCTAAAGTTATTTTTTTAGGATAATCTTTTACATATTCTCTAATATTTTCGTGAAGAATGTCTTGAGTATCAATTCCAAAAATCCTGCAGTTTTTTAAAAGTTCATTCCACAAAACAATAGAACCACCATATCTTATTCCAATTTCTAACAGAGAACCATCTTTTTCTAAAATTGGTTCTAAAAATTGTTCATAAATTTCAACATAAGAGTGAACACTATCCTTATCAGTACCTCCAAACCCATTATCTCCATTTATATTAAATTTATTAAGAATCTCTCTAATTTTGGACATAATTCACTCTTTCTTCAATCAGTTTTAAGATTTCTGGATCTGTTTCTTGTTCTTTTGTGGGAGCATAGAGTGCTCTTGGTCTTGGGTCAGTTCCTTCTAGAGGTTCTGTAAGATAATAAACTGCTAAACTCTTTCTGTAAACTCCTTCTGGGCAAGTAATAGGTTCTGGAAACCCGTGCCAGCTATTCTGTGTTGTATCAAATAAAACAGCACGATTAAAAATATTATCTACTGTAACTATTTTTTCTTTTGGTCTATTTATTTGATTATTATGAGACCAAAATTCTAATCCACCACCCCATTCTGGGTTCCAATTTTCCGTTACATAAAGTATTAAATTTAGTTTTCTTTGAAGTTTTAGTTTTGGATGAATTGAATAGTCTAAATGAACATTCAGTTTTCCTCCTCTTCCGTGAATATGTAGTCCTCCACCATGAAGACCAATATCAGGATAAAGTTTTTCAATACCGGTAATTTCTTGAAGTTGTGAAATAAACTGTGTTGAATTTAAGTACGCAAGAATTTTATAAGTTTCTGTACCGAATGCATACCAATTATTACAAGACTTTTTATTTTCTAATGGGTTATTATAAAAAAACCAATAGTTAGAGTTATATTCTGGAAACTCTTGTGATATTTTTATTGCTTGTTTTTCATCTAAAAATTCATCAATAATATGATGATAAAATGGATGCATCATTTACTTATAATCATAAAGTTTTATTTCTTGGTAAGATGAATTTGTTATTTCATTAATTTGTCTTTTAATCTTCGCTCTTTTATCATTTAACTTATAAACACTTCGTGCTAACTCAATAAACTCCTCGTCAAACACTTGTAGTTTTTCTTTTTGTCTTAATTCGCCCTCAACCTTCCATAAGGATTGATTGACTTCTCTTAATTCAATTACATAATTAAAGATAAATTGAGTGATTGTATTTTGAATTTCATTTAATTTTTTAAGTTCTTTTTTACATATTCATTATCCTTTGAATATAACGTAAATTTCATATGAGAAAAGTAATTACATATATTATATCATATACAAATATGAAATAAATTATATTTTTTATTATGCTAATGTGATATCTGCCGTCTTTAAATTTCCCTGACTGTCTCTTACTTTAATTCTTAAATTTGTATCACTTGTAAGTTCAAAACTCATTTGCGAACTATTTGGTGGAGTTGATGTATTCGCTAATCCTATTGTGGTAATACCAGTAATTAAGGTG